CGAATTGTCTAACTCATTAGACAATATCTCTGCTGATGATAAAAAGCAAATTCAAGACTACACCGATGCAGAAATATTGCATGAGGCCAAATACGTTTTAGGCTTGTTCACCGACCCAAATGAGACACATTGGAATGCCGAAGACTTGCGTGGAGAGAATGGCTCAGAACAACAAAAGTGGGCTAAGAGCGAGGTTCGTAAACTCCAAGCATTCATCAAAAAATATAGTTAAATCAACTGCCCCTTAGGGGGCTTTAAGGAAACACCATGAAATACATTGTTATAGCAAGTTATCGTAAACCAACTGCACCTATGCTTTATGAAGATGCTGTTCAATTAGTTAAACATCTTCGTGCTCAAAACATCAACTGCCACATCCAAACAAATTAAGGATAATTAGTCATGATTCGTTTTAACAAACAAAATTTAATTACTGAATTAGAAAACCAAATTGCAAAGATGGAAAAAATTTGGGGATTTGTATCCAACAATGGAACAAACCAGTTAAAAGACAGATCAGACTTTGATCGTGTTGTTGCCTATGGTGAATACAGCGCACTTTTAGGTATGCACGAGTCTATTCGAGATGGATTCTTTTTAAATTAAAACAAAGGAGATGGTATGAAAGAAGAAATTGAAACAATCATTATGAGCAAAGAAGGCGTAAGAATATCAGTATCTGAGTGGGCTGATGATAAAGTATGGTTAAGTTTACAAGCTCGTTTTTCATCAATGCACACTACTTTTACTCGTGAAGAGGCAGAGCAGTTGTTGGTTGGCTTGCAAGCTATCTTGGCTAAAGAGGTAACAGCATGAACATGAGTAACTTGTTTGATGAGGTGGAGGCAGAACTGCTCAAGCAATTTAAGTCTTTGACACCAGAACAGTTGGCTGAGGAGGAGAGACAACGCCAAGTCAAGCGTGAGTACGAGGCCAAACACACGTCTATTGAGACTGACGAAGACCGAGCCAATATTGACGAGTACCCAGAAGATGATGACGAGATAACAGCATGAGGCAACCAGAACTTTTTGACATGGAGGAGGACGAGTGGCAGGGGATGCCTGAATTCGTTCAAGAGGATCTTAGCCCTCACAGGGTGATCTATGTACGTTTCAGGAATGCTGAGGACATAGCCAAGTTTGAGGAACTAATGGGCCAGAGAATTACTGAGAAACAAAAAACCATTTGGTTCCCATATGCAGAGCCAAGGCTTAGGGCACACCTAAGGTATGTCGATGAAGAGTAAGTACCCCATGTACATAGTCTCAAAGGGAAGGGCAAGCTCAAGGCTGACTTCCAAGGCTTTGGAGGCCATGGGGTTGATGTACTTCATTATTGTGGAGGCTCAGGAGTACGAAGAGTACGCCAAGGTCATAGACCCACACAAGGTTTTGATACTCCCACCACACTACCAGAGGGACTATGAGACTTGTGATAGTGTGGGGGAGGAGAAGTCCAAAGGCCCCGGTCCTGCGAGGAACTTCGCATGGGATCACTCTATGAGCTTGGGCTATGCTAGGCACTGGGTGATGGACGACAACATAGCCTCCTTCCAAAGACTTAACAGGAACCTCATGGTCAGATGCAATACTAGCGTTATTTTTAGGTGTGCTGAGGACTTTGTGGACAGGTATCAGAACGTCTACATTGCAGGCTTTAACTATGACTTTTTTGTTCAGTCTAAGGAAGTCCATCCTCCTTTCATTAGGAATACTCGTATTTACTCTTGTTTGCTCCTCCAGAACGATATTCCATACAGGTGGAGGGGTAGGTACAACGAGGACACAGATTTGTCCCTGAGGGTCTTAAAAGACGGTCACTGCACAGTCCAGTTCAATGCCTTTATCCAAGAGAAAGCTCAGACCCAAACATTGAAGGGTGGAAACACTGAAGAGTTCTACGCCAAAGAAGGAACTTTACCCAAGTCTGAGATGATAGCCAAGCTCCACCCAGACTGTGCCAAGGTAGTCTGGAAATTCAACAGATGGCACCACCATGTGGACTACAGAAGATTCAAGAAAAACCAGTTCATTAAAAGAGAAGATGCTTTTATTGGTGAAGGGGTAAATAACTATGGAATGAAACTAATTGACCCCACAGTTGACAAGGATATTAACTTTGAGTTAAGATAGCGTCACTGCAGTAAAGCAGGTTATTTGAAACAAAAAGGAACCATCATGAAAACAACTCAAGCAATCATCGAAAACCCAGTGGCTTATGAAAATGCTATCAAGCACAGAATTATTGCCAACGCACAAAAGACATGGAAAGCCAAAACTGAGCGTTCTGATGAAATAGAAGATGCTTTGGTCGATGGCATTATTAATAATGATTATGGTAATTTCATGGGTTATTCTGATGATTTCATGGGTAGCATGGCTAAATCTTTTTATGAGTTTGGCAAGCTCTCAGAAAAGCAATGCCAAGCCATCCTAAAGGGCATAGATGCTCGTATTGCTCGCAAGGCAGAGTGGGCTGACAAGAAAGCTGTTTTGGACGCTAACAGAGAACATTTGGGAACCGTTGGTCAAAAGATAACACTCACCCTCACAATTCGCCACATTGTCTCTTTGGAAGGCATTTACGGCACTAGCTACATTTACATTATGGAAGATGCCAACCAAAACATCGTGATCTACAAAGGCAACTCTGACGTGATGGCTTGGACACCCGAAGGCACTGTGCGTGGCAAAGGCGACACCCTCACCATCACAGCAACCGTCAAAGAACATGGTGTTCGTGATGGCGTAAAGCAAACTGTTATTCAAAGACCTAAGAAAGTTTAATGGATACCTTCTACAACATAATTTCATGGGTGCTCATCATCATGGGGGTGATGGGCGTTTTTACTGTTTCAGCCATTATATTTTGGCTCATGTATGAGGAAATTAATAAATGAAAACAGCAGAGGACGAGGAGTTTGAGATGCTTGAAAGGCAACTGTCAGGATGGCGTAAGCGTCAGATAGAGGCACAGAAGGAGGGCATAGACAAGTATGACTCCTCCAAGGTATTTTTACAAGCAGGGTGGTACAGCGAGGAACAGTTGACCAATTTGTTGAACAAGGCCAAGAATGAATAATTTTTTAGTGCAGAATGAATTTAATGTTTGGGTGATTGATGGGTTTGCGCTGTGGCTAAGTACTCATAAGCTTGGTGACTTCGATGACCCTAGCCCTGTACACAATGAAGTGTTCGTGGATATATTTTTGATTGGAATGGTCAATGAAAAAAGCAACTAAAAAAAATACAATTTGGCAACCACAAGAAATTGTTGAAATGTGCAGAAAAGCAGGTTTTATAGATGGTATGGCTGAAATTATTGGTATTTGGGGTTTGCATGAGTTTGCTCGAATAGTTGCTATGCATGAACGTGAACGTATTTGCGAAATAGTAAAAGAAGGATTGTGGGATGGAAGAGGTTTACAACATCATTTAGAACAAGGGGTCAAAAATGACTGAAGAAACAAATAAATGCACAGCTTGTTCATGCGACTTTTCAGACGATGAGGGTGGCGTACATGGTGACTTTGGTATTCTTCCAATGTCTTTTTGTCCTACTTGCCTATCTTGTATGCTAGACATGGCTGAACAGTTAAACCCTAGAGAATGGGTAGGGCTGACGGATGAGGAGCAACATCAATTGTGGAGGCAATGGATTGAGTCGATGGATGGTTGGGGTAGTTTTTACCGAGCCATTGAAGCCAAGCTAAAGGAGAAAAACACATGAAAGAAAAAGCTTTTTTAGAGTTTGCACAGCTTAACCATTTTCTTGGGCACGAGCACACAATGTGGATGTGGCTACTTGAATGGGCTATGCATCGTGATACAATTAACAAGAAATTAAGGAAGAAGAAATGACCAAACAAATGAGCGACTTTCAGCGTCAATTTCTAGCTAGGGGAACAGGTCAACAACTGTACACTGATGTCGAGCTTAACGAAAAGTTAAGCATGAAAATAGCAGAGGTTATGGCAGTGGCTATTGATACTTCTAAGACAGCAGTGATGATCGAGCGTGAAGCCTGTGCAGAGGTGGTTCAGAGCCTTGCAGACAGTGAGGACGAGGGTGAGGTATGCACAGCCTTAAAAAACGCTGTAGAGGCCATTAGAAGTCGTATTCCAAGCCAGAGGCAATGATTGAGAAGATACGCACTTTTGATGGAATAGTCAGAGGGCCACAAGGTAATAGAAAGCTTGTGGTGATTGAAAGTTTTTTATACAGATGTATTAACTGTGGTATAATTTGGAGAACTAAAGATGGCACAAAAGCCCATGATTGCACCGATAAAGACTCATGCGACACGCAAAGAGAAAGTCATAATGCCTGTTCAGAGGGTAGTTGACGCAAAGGCCACCAAAGCACCAGTACCAAAGGTGCCCACAGCAGAAGAGGTCAGCGACTTAGAGTGGATGAATTGGGTAGAGTATGCACAAGCAAGACTACAGTTCTTAGAAAACAAACTCGCAGATACAATCATCAAGATTGAAGAAGTCAAAGAAGCTAACAAAACGCTCCAAAAGAGATTGCTCCAAGGGTAAGAACAAGTTAAACTTAAATAGTGCATAAGAGTTTGGGAGAACGTAATGCCTAATGAAGTAGTAAATAAAGGTGGAAGACCAAGTACCTTCGATATAGGAATAGCCAATGAGATATGTGCTAGGGTAGCTACTGGTGACACTATACAAAACCTCACAAAGAATGCCTTACTGCCTGCTCAGTCAACTGTATACAAATGGATTACATTACACCCTGAGTTTGGGGAGATGCTCAGACAGGCGAGAGCAGACTACGCAGTAACCCTAGTAGATCAATATGCAGAGATTATGGATAAGGAGCCTGCAACCTTCTTCGATGCCCAAGGGAATAAGCGTGTAGATCCTGCCTCAGTACAAGACAAGAAGCTCAGGATGGAGGGTAGGAAGTGGTTAGCAGGGAAGTACAACACTCTCTTTGCTGATAGAACTGCTACTCAGAAGCCTGAGGTAGAAGGCCAGATTGTGGATGTGATGGCTAAGGAGATTGTCTTTACTCTAGTCAAGAATTATGAGATGAAGCGTCAAGTAGTGATTTCCAATGCATGAGGAGATCATTGAACAACTGCAAGACCCTGAGATACAGGATTCTCTTAAAAGACTGTCTACAGAGGATCTGATAGCCTTCAAGTGGCATATGAGTTGGTTAGCGAACGCCCATGACCACCAAATCGTGCCTGCAGGGAACTGGTGGAACATTTGGCTCCTATTGGCAGGAAGGGGTGCAGGGAAGACCAGAACAGCCTCAGAGACCATAGGTAGATGGGCTTGGGAGCTACCTAACTCTAGATGGCTCTGTGCAGGCCCTACCTCCTCAGACGTAAGGGGAACTATGTTTGAGGGTGACTCTGGCCTGATCAACGTCATCCCTCAAGAACTGATCAAAGACTACAACAAGAGCTTTCACGAGATTACCCTGACCAATGGCTCCTTACTAAAGGGTATCCCTGCTAGTGAGCCTGAGCGTTTCAGGGGGGGTCAGTGGCATGGGGCTTGGTGTGATGAACTGGCGGCTTGGGACTACATCACAGACGCTTGGGATCAGATCCAGTTCTCTGTACGCCTAGGAGACAGGACACGCATCATAGCTACGACTACCCCTAGACCAAAAGACCTTATTGTTGATTTGGTAGGCAGGGATGGGGATGACGTTGTGGTGACCACAGCCTCGACTTACACTAACTTAGCTAACTTAGCCCCAAGCTTTAAGAAGCAAATCTTACAATACGAAGGCACCAAATTAGGAAAGCAAGAGATCTATGCTGAGATACTCGATCCTGAGGACACTGGCATCATCAAACGCTCGATGTTCAAGCTCTGGCCTAATGGTAGGGCTTTCCCCAAGTTTGAGTACATTGTCCAAAGCTACGACTGTGCAACCTCAGAGAAGACTCAGAACGATGCCACTGCTTGTATAACCTTTGGAGTGTTTAAACCTACTGATGGCCCAATGAGTGCCATGGTGATCGATTGTTGGCAAGATAGGCTCCAGTACCCTGACTTACGTCCTAAGGTCAAGGAGGAGTACGAGGTGGTCTTTGGGGAGGGGAAGGACAAGAAGAGGGTGGACTTGATACTGGTGGAGGACAAGTCAGCAGGCATTCAGTTGATCCAAGACCTCCAGAGAGCACACTTGCCTGTGAGGGCCTATAACCCGGGTCGCATCGACAAAGTCCAAAGACTCAATGTGGTCAGCCCTGTCATTGTCCATGGGCGAGTCTGGATACCTGAGTCAGGTAAGAACAAGGGATTTGTCAAAGATTGGGCTGAAGGCATGGTCAGCCAAGTCTGTGCTTTTCCTGAGAGTGCTCACGATGACTATGTGGATGCCATGACCCAAGCCCTGAGGTTCCTGAGGGACACTGGATGGTTGGATGTCGATGGCCCAAGGCCAGATGATTATGATGAAGACGATTATGTGGACTCAGGTATGAACAAGAGCAAAGGCAATCCTTATGCTCAATAAGCTAGACCAAGGGTCAAACACTAGGCATAATATGGTTTACTCCAATCTTCCGAGGTCATAATGCCCAATCCTCGTGCTCAACAGCCTTTATCGTTTGACCAAATCATTAAAGATGCCAAGAGCCTTGGTGTCCCTGCACAAGCCCTTTTAGATGCTTTGGCAGGTGGATTGAAGGGTTCTGTCACTGCAACAGTAGGAGCACCTGCTGATATATATAACCTACTGAACCAAGTTTCCTTTAGAGGCCAGTTACCTACTGCTCCTTATGGCTCTGAGGACATCTCTAAGATGCTCCCTGACGTTATCCCTACTGATGACAAGTCACGCCAACACACTGCAGAGGTTGGAGAGACCATGGGTAACTTCATCCCTACACCTATGTCAGGCCAAGCCCTCAAAGGTGCTGTCAAGCTAGGAGCTAAAGGAGCTAAGGCTTTGGGTGAGGAGGCAGGCAGACGAGCAGTGATGGGCGAGTCCTTCACTCCCTTTGTCAATACAGCCATCCCCCAAACCAATGTAATGAAGCCTAAGGGTGGCAATTGGTTTAAAGACGAGGTTGAAGATAAGTTGAAGCGTTTGAGGAGTAAGGTTGCGACTGAAAACATAGAGCATTACACGCCAGAACAAGCACAACAAATGACAGAATCAGGTCGCTTTGCTCGTAACGATGCCTTAAACAGTTGGGTAGATAAGAACTTGACCAACTACGTTAAGAAAGAATTGGGAACTCCTGAAGACCCAGTTCGTTTAGCAATAGATAGTCGTGTTGCTGAAGCAAATGAGAAATTCAAAGTAGATATGGCTAGGGCTAACAAATTCGCCCAAAGAGCCAAAGAAGAAACAGATCCTAGAAAACAAGCAAACTTACAGCGTGAAGCCAATAGATTAACTGCTGAGGCCAATAATAATTTAGAGTTAGGTATTAAACACTCTTCTCACTTGCCTCACGATCCAGACTACCTTACTCCTGAAGATATAAAAACATTAGGGGAAAGGCGAAAGGAACAAGGGTTTTCTGCTGAAGGCATGGGAAAGTCTAATGAGGCCAAAGCATATGAAATGACTGCAGACAATTCTATTTATCCTAAAAAAGCAAGCAGTTTGCAAGAACTTCCTGAAAAGCTTGCTCAAGCAGATTTAGCTGATGCAAAAAGAATGCAAGCTGAAAATAATTTAAATGCAAAAGTCGTACAATATTTAAAAGATAGTCCTGCTAATTTAAATGAACAGCAAATAAAAAATTTGGTAAGGGGAATGGCATACGATGAAAAAGAACGATTGATTGGTGATGATACTTTCTCAAAATCATTGGAAAAAACACATAGCTTTAGGTCTTCTCATGACGATTACAACTTAAAACGGTTAGAAAATAACCAATACATAAACAAGCTTGCACCTGACACTAATATTTATTCAGCCCAAACAGGTGACCTTGGTTTTGACCACATCATAGATGTACTTAAAGAAGACTTGGCAAGTGGACGATTGAAGCCTGAAGACTTAAAGAACATCAGCATGGAGCAAGCAGTTCGTAAGACTGCTGACTATGATTTAGCATTAGCCAAGCAGATGCAAGAGGCTCAAGCCAAGAAGCTTGAAGGCATGACTGTTCACAAAGAATATCCTGAGGGTATGAGATGGGTGCAGTTAGACAAGCCAAGCCAATTCTCAGCAGAGTCAAACGCCATGGGTCACTCCGTTAGGGGGTACGAGCCACCTAAAGGCCATCCTGACTGGGTTGAGGGTTCTGGTGATTCGGGCAGTCTTGGCTATGGTCATGGTGGTTGGGAGGCTATTAAGAGTGGCAAGGCCAAGGTCTACTCATTGGTTGACCCTAAAGGTAATCCACATACAACGGTTGAGATAAAATCCCCAAAAGTATACACTGAAGACGATATAGGTTTGCAATTTCCAAGTGGCGTTCTCAATGCCATGAAAAATAATGGTGAAACTGGTGTTAATGAGTATGTTGCACAAAAACTTAAAGAGTTAAATTCAGCATCGCCTACTATTACCCAAATAAAAGGCAAAGGTAATGGGAAGATAGTAGATAGCTACATTCCTTATGTCCAAGATTTTGTAAAGTCAGGAAATTGGACTGATGTAGGTGATTTAAAGAATACTGGTTTATACAAACTCGACAAGGACTTTTTGGGACAAATATCAGCATATATGCCAGAAGCTATGGACATTCAACATTTGAAACGACCACAAAGAGAAGAAGCTATTTTAAAAGCCATGGATGCAGGCGAGTTACAGTCTGGCTACATTACTAGAAATGAATACGAGTCAGCAATTCGTAAGCATGGCACACCAACATATGGTGAAGTAACTGATGACTTATTAAACCAACTTCAAGCACCAATTCCTCCAATTGAAGGAATGAAAAAAGGAGGAGCAGTCCACATTTCTAACAATCCAGATTCTATGTATATGGAATTGATGGACAAAAAAATGAAAGGTGGTGGTGCTGAGGACGATACAAAAGCCTCCTTTGGTGTCTTCCCACAACTCAAGCCATACAGAGAAAACCAAGACCCTGAGGCATCTAAAGATATGCCCCTTCAGGCTTTGCGTGGACGATTAGCAGGAACGCTTGGCTTTATACCTGACATGGCTAACATTCCTTTAGCTGTAGTAAACGCCATTAAAGGCACAGACTATAAAGTTCCTTATGGGACTGAGCATTATTTAGAAACACTGCCACTGAAGGCCACATCACCTGTAGGAAAGCTATCTGGTGAGGCAGGATCGTTCTTTCCTAGTACAGCCATGATCAAAGCCCAGTTACAGGGTTTAAAGGGTTTAGGCAAAATAGCAGGTGAGGGTCTTGGTCAATTAGCCCCCTCTGGCTCAGGGCCACAAACATTGGCCTCACAGGTTGGAGCTATCAAGCTCAAGGGTGGAAACTGGTTTGCAAATGAGGTTGAAAATAAATTAAAAGGATTAAAGCAATCCGATCTTTTAAATAACATCAAATATTACCATGGCCCAGAATTTGAAAAAGCTAGAGAAGCTCGAATCAAAGAATTGAAAGAGCATGGTAATGAGGGTGCTTTGCGTGTTGCTAAAATTCTTGAAGAAAACATAGAGCCAGACAAAGTCAAAGGTGCACTTAATCAGTGGGTAGACAAGAACCTAACCAACTACGTCAAAAAGGAAATGGCAACGCCTGAAGACCCAGTGCGTAAATTGGCTGAACAAGGTGTCGTACATTTTCCAATTGCTGAAGATCCGACTTACTGGCAACGTAAGGGAGATCAGTCTAGGGAAGCTTTTGGTGGCAAACAATTGTCACAGTCTGACCTTGCCAAACAGTGGGAAAATCGAACAGATTCGGCTATTAATGTTGAGACTGCACAACAACATCAAGACATGATGCACCTCGATCCAAGTTTATATACAAGCTCAGAAGATTGGATAAAAAAATTATCTCCAGAGACACTTTTGTATACCACAAGGGGGTCAACCCTTAATCCATCAGACCTTGGTTTTACACACATCATGGATGTTCTCAAGCAAGACTTAGAAAATGGTCGTATACGCCCTGAAAGCTTAAAAAATGTGAGCATGGAACAGGCTGTACGCAGAACCTATGAGTATGACCAAGAGATGGCTAAGAAAATGGCAGAAGCCCAGTTCAAAGTTACTGAGGGTATGCCTGTCCACAAAGAGTATCCTGAAGGATACAAGTGGATTGAGTTAGCTCCGAGAGAAGTCAAATCAAAAGAAGACTTAGGTGACCTTGGGTTACAAGCTTACTTTGATTACATGAAATCAGGTGGTAACGAGGCATATGCTTTGAAGGCAGGACAAAAGGCTGATGCATCAAAGTATCTTGCTGAGGCTCTTAAATACGAAGGCGATACCATGGGTCATTGCGTTGGTGGCTACTGCCCTGACGTACTAGAAGGACGCTCACGCATATTTAGTTTGAGAGACAAAAAGGGTGAGCCTCATGTGACGGTTGAGGTTGAACCATCTAGAGCATTAGGAAGTCATGCAAATCTTAGTAATGAGCAAAAACAAGAATTACATAATCAAGTAGTTGCTCAACATTATGGTGGACAAGAACCAGATTTAAAAGATGCTTTAAATGACTTAGCAAATTATGATAAACACCCATATTTTCAAAGAATAAATGAAGCATATACAGAAAAATATGGTTCTCCCCCTTCTAATATCATTCAAATCAAAGGCAAACAAAACCTTGCACCTAAAGAACAATACTTACCTTTCGTTCAAGACTTTGTAAAGTCAGGCAACTGGAGTGATGTAGGTGATTTGCGTCATACTGGTTTGCGTCACTCAGATGAAGCTTTTGGTGAGGAGGCTTTACAAGCCCTTAAAGATCAAGGAGTAGAAATACCTAAATATGTAACCATGGAGGAAGCTATCAAGATGTCTTCTGATGCCATGAACAATGTAGGAAAAAAT